CTGTAATTCAAACTAAAGTTATTAAAGGTATCGCATAATTTTAAACTATAAATATCAATATGCCACAATATATCGGATTCAGTACAATAAATGCTAATAAACCTAAGACAACTAATGCCCCACCAGGTATTGATGGGGGCGTAGGATCATTAGTAAATCCTGTAATTCCAGGTAAAAAATTCAAGTTGAATGATGAAAATCTTGTCGTACAAGATTTTGTCAATAGCCTTAATATTAGACAGGGCGAGAAAGTGGGTCAACCTGGATACGGGACTACATTATGGAACTTCGTGTTTGAACCTAATACTCCTGACGTTCAGTTTAGCCTAGAAAATGAGATCACACGAATAGCCAATCAAGATCCAAGACTGATAGTAAACACTGTTAGGGCATATCCACAAGAGAATGGCATATTACTAGAGGTAGAATTAGCCATACAGCCGTTCAATGAGGCTACTTTATTAAGCGTATTTCTTGATAGCACTACTAATCAAGCCGCTATACAATAATCTTGAAAAACTGGTTTTTTGGTTTGATAAATAATAAAATCAGAGAGTAATTATGGCTAAAAGTTCTAGACAAGCAGCATTGTTCGGCGTAAATGACTGGAAAGCAATCTACCAAACTTTTCGCGAGGTAGATTTTCGTAGTTATGATTATGAGACACTACGCAAAAGTTTCATAGACTACCTGCGTGTTTACTATCCTGAAACTTATAATGACTATATTGAAAGTAGCGAATTCATAGCCCTGCTTGATGTAATGGCATTCATGGGTCAGGGTCTGGCTTTTAGAAATGACTTGAACGCTAGGGAAAACTTTTTAGATACAGCCGAGCGCCGTGATAGCGTAATCAAGTTAGCGAACTTAGTGAGTTATACCCCAAAACGCAATATTTGTGCAGAAGGTACACTGAAAATCACAAGCATACAGACTAGTCAGGACATCACAGACTTTAATGGTGTTAATTTAAGCAATTTGCCTATATTATGGAATGATCCTGCAAATGCGAATTGGTTTGAGCAATTTAATACAATATTAAATGCAACATTGATTAGTTCAGAAAGGATAGGTCGCCCAGGCAATGTTAGTGATATATTAGGTGTAGACACAGCAGAATATAGCATGAATATACCCCAAGGTAGTTTGCCTATAGTGCCATTCACTAGCACAATAGATGGCACTACTATGAATTTTGAATTAGTCAGCGTTACTAGCGTAGATGAAGATTATCTTTACGAGATACCACCTGCGCCAACCGGCAAATTTAATTTTTTATATAAGAATGATCGTTTAGGATTTGCTAGTGGTAACACAGGTTATTTTGTATATTTCAAGCAAGGTGTATTGAATAATTATGATTTTGTGCTTGAACAACAGATAAGCAATCAAGCAGTAAATGTAAATATTGAAGGTATCAATAATACAGATACTTGGTTATATCAATTAAACTCAAATAACAATACTAGACTTTTATGGAAAAAAGTTGATAATGTGTATGCGGACGCATATTTACAAACTGAAACTAGCAAGAAAAATATCTTTAGTGTAAACAGTCGTTTCAATGACCAAGTTACTTATATTTTCGGCGATGGCGTATTTAGTAATATTCCAGTAGGTACATTTCGTGCATATGTTCGTGCTAGTAACGGATTAACATACACGATTGATAATAATGAGATGCAAGGTATAAGCGTTGCATTCACATATATAAGTCGTACCGGTCGTTCAGAAACACTAACTTTGGGATTAAGTTTGACTCAACCTGTAAGCAATGCGCAGGCACGCGAAAGTATAGCAAGCATAAAACAAAGAGCACCTACAAGATATTATACACAGAATCGCATGGTTAACGGTGAAGATTATAACAATTTCCCGTTCACATTATATAGTTCAATCATAAAATCAAAGGCAGTCAATCGCAGCAGCATTGGTGTAAGCAAAAATCTTGATTTACTAGATCCTACAGGTAAATATAGCAGCATTAATAATCTAGGCAGTGACGGAGGATTATGGCAAAACTATGATCTAGGTTATGTTAACCTAAATATATTGAACACTAGCAGTGTCATATCATTCTTTAGTGAAGCATTATCTGCTATTCTATCTGAAAATAGAACAGTACAATATTATATTAACCAGACTGCTAATACTACACAAACTGTATATAAGCGTTTTGATTTTAGCACTACAGGTGCTAACACTACATATTTTAACAAAAGTAATGTAAATGGAAATAGCGTAAATGGGTATTTTTACATATTAGATAATACTATAGAAACTCCTGTTATGCTAGGAGTTAATACAAGCACTAATAGAAAATACATAAGCAAAAATGCATTATGTAAATTCGTAGCGCCTATAGGCTATGTGTTTGATCAGAATAATAGATTGACTACAGTAAGCAGTGCTACAACAAAGTCTTATATATGGACTACAGTTTTGAATGTAATAGGCGACGGTAGCAACACAGGTCAGGGTAATTTTAGTAATGGCGTGGGCCCTGTAGTGTTAAATGGTTATGTGCCCAATGGAGCAATATTAAGCACAGTGATACCTGCTTGGGATAATAGTCTTCCTGTAACTATAATACAAGAGGCTATACTACGAACTGAATTGCAACAAGATTTTAGTCTAGTATATAACAATAGCAGAATAGACGATGGCCGTTGGTCGATTGAATTAGATCAGCCAAATAATTGGTTCATATATTTTGATAATATAGCAGATAACACATATGTAGTTCAATATCGCTCTTTGAGATATTATTTCGGTAGCGTAGATGAGACAAGATTTACTTATGCATTAAACGAATTAGTATATGATCCTTTTTCAGGCAAGATATTACAAGACTTCATCAATGTATTAGCATTAAACACACAACCAAACAGTACCTCTGCGTTAGGTAATGATATACCTATCAGTATTATAGGGCAAACAACACAGACTGATGGTTATGTAAATGATTTTGAAGTTGAAGTAGCAAGCGCTGATACTAATAATAACTTATTAATAGTTAATCCTGATTTCTTTGAAGAGATCACAGGAGTAGTACCGGGCGCGGCAAATACAGGTAAATATGTGTTCTTTGAAACTATACAAGATGCTGTTAATTTGACTAGACAACAAATTGTTCCTAGCACAGAAGTTATATATAGTTACGCTATAAAGAGCCAGATTGAAGTAATCAAATATGATTATCCTGTTGGTCAGTTGTATTATGCTACTACAGATAATAAATTTTATAAGACTGTACAGGATACTACAGTCACACAAGCGAGTTATATATTAGTAGAGCAGACAAGATATTCAGTCAAGTCGGGTCGTCAAGGTTTGAATTACCTATATAGACACAATAGTAATAACACAACACGTATAGATCCTGCAACTACAAATATAATTGATTTGTATGTAGTTACTCAGGCTTATTATACAGCATATCAAAATTATATACAAGATACTTCAAATACTGTACCATTGCCAAGCAGACCAACTATAAATGAATTAAGTCTAGAATATGGACAATTACAAGATTACAAAATGTTAAGCGATTCTGTAGTATTAAATAGTGTGGTGTTTAAACCATTATTTGGTCCTAAAGCACAAAGCGCGTTACGCGCCACTATAAAAGTCATCAAAACTAGTGATACTACAGCAAGCGATAGTGATATCAAGAGCGCAGTATTGACAGCAATGAATAATTATTTTAATATTGATAATTGGAATTTCGGAGACACGTTCTTCTTTAGCGAACTTAGCGCGTATTTACACAATGAATTAGGTGATATCATAAGTTCTGCTGTGCTTGTAGCAAATAATCCTAATGAGCCTTTTGGTACATTATATGAAATTAAATGTAAACCATTTGAGATTTTTGTAAATGCTGCATCTGCTAATGATATAAGAGTCATTGCAGCATTGACACCTGACCAATTGCAAGTAGCATAAAATGACTAGAATAAGAACGATTGAATTTTTACCGCAGATATTTCAAACTGAGAGCAATAGCCAATTCTTAGGGGCCACTCTTGACCAATTAGTTAATCCTCCAGTAACAAAAAAGATACAAGGTTTCATCGGTAGTAAGATCGGTTATGGCGTTGATGCTAAAGATTATTATGTTACAGAACCAAATAAAGTACGTAAAGATTATCAACTAGATCCTGGCGTTATTTTCCTTAAAAAAAATGAACAGACTGCTAAAGATTTTATTAGTTACCCAGGTATGCTAGATGCGTTGCAACAGCAAGGATCAATAACAAAAAACAATAATAGCCTTTTTAACAGTCAATTTTACAGTTGGGACAGCTTTACCGACTTAGATAAGATTATTAATTATAACCAATATTATTGGGTGCCAACAGGGCCGCCATCTGTCACTGTGGCTGCAAGCACTGTTTATAATATAGATGAATTTACTGTAACAGCAACTCCTAGCTCATATAACATAAAGGCATTAGGTAGCCCAGAACTCACTAATAACCCTTCATTAGTGCTATTACGCGGTGGCAAATATACTTTTAACGCTCCTGAAGGTTTTTATATACAGGGAGAGCCTGGAACTAGCGGCTATAGCGCAGCGCAGGAAAATCTTAATGTCCGTAATGTTCTCGGTGTGCAGGGAAATGGTGCCGAAAGTGGCACAGTAATATTTGATGTGCCTGAAAAGAATGCACAAGATCAATTTAATTTTCCTGGAAATAATACTGTAGGTGTAGTTAGTAACAAATCATACAGTCAACTAATAGGTCAACCTGTGGGC